TTATAAACGCTTAATATCTTCAAGTCTGTTTAACCACCCTCGCAAAAACTTTTTGTTTGCTGGACGAGAATTTACAATATCGTGCAAGTACTTCTTGCGAGCTTCAAAAATCATATCAAATAGCTTGTCTGGGCCTGCATCATTGATAGCTTTAAGGGTCTTTTCTCCAACAACTCCATCTTGCGAAACCCCGAGCAATCTTTGAGGAATTGTGATACCATATTTGCCAGACCCCCACACCCAATCAACAAGGATATTTGCGATTTTTTGCGACTTGATTTTGTCCGCTTGCCACCTGTCCCAGTAGTGAGGTTTTAATACTCGATTGCAAACATCGTCAACAGACAACAGTTTTAAGTCTTGCACATCAATGTCTCTATCTCCGTCCTTATCATAGCCTACACGCTTCCATGTAGCTATTGTAACACCTTTGTTTGTCGCACCTCCTCGGTCATCGGGGTCATTCACAAATCCTCTCCCATTTCAAAATGTACGGGAGTAGTACCTTAACATTTGCCATCTTTCTGTTCCTCCTCTTTGTGCATATATTCAGAAACAGCAGAGGAAATAGCCTCGATATTGTCTTTGTTGCTAATAACCTGACTAACAAGGTGGGCTGCACTGTCAAAGCGTACCTTGCTTTCTGCTTTTTCATACACAGACTTTAATTCTATAAAGCCAAGACCTATCGCCCCCAATAGCGTTATGAAGGGGAACAGAGGAAACTTATAGTCGTAGAAAGTCTCCATATACCAAACGGACGACATCTGCATAGCATCTATAATCGTGAGAGCAAACAGAAGATTATAGTACTGCGCCATCTTTGATACAGTCCTCTTGTATCCGTAGCTAGTCCTTATAATTCCATTTTTTCTTGCCTTTCGCAAACCTGCCCAAAGGTCTGTGAGAATAGCGATGAAAACCAGCATATAAATGCTCAGCAAGATCCAAATTGTTGTGAAAATTTTCTCCATACTTTTTATTGATTTATGTTCTATTATTGTGCGTATGCTGTCTTTATTACTCCCCACTCCTTTGTATGCGATTTGGTAACGTGGTATCGATAACCACTTTGCCACTCTGTCCCCCCATTGCCCCAAGTTGCACCACCTGCAGGCATCACAAAGCGGACTCTGCAATCATTGAATGGTATATCTACGATAAACTCATGTCCGTTTGGCAGGCTTTCGCTGACACGGATATACGGATAATTATCCCCATTTGCAGTCCTGCGTGCCACAATATGATAATCGGTTGCTTTCACATGATAGGTCCCAGAATTGTGATTTACAAGATTGAAGAAGCCTAATTGTAGTCCCTCTCCCTTTCTCAGTACACTATTTTTGAGCCTGTTTATCTCTTGTTTCGCTTCTGCAATACCCTGTATAGCTGTAGTAATCGAAGAGGTAAACTCAGATAAGTTTTTGCACTCGACAGAGTTAACCCAAAACCAACCTTTTAATCCACAACCAGCAATGATACATTCGAGGTCTACCCGCCATTCTGCGTTCGTGAATGTTTCTACTAAATTGTTACCCGAATAATAGCGTCCTGCTGAATAGACATCTCTTTCATTTGAGAAAATACGAATAGGGCGTATCGTTGTATTGTGGTGATACGGATTAGTAGGACAGCTCATTGTAGAGCCTCTTAGAAAAATCTTAGTTCCAACAGCGCAAAGCCTTGCGGGAGGAAGATATAAATCTGTCCCCTCTACTATATCGAGAGAGATGACTTTCGACTCCCCGTTTGGTCGAGTATTGGAGCAAAGGGATTGTTTGTTGACGACCCTACTACATCTGCATTAGATGGTCTTATTGCAAACTTTTGCACCCCATCTAATTGCATCGTAGTAGCATAAGACCCTACAGGTTGTTTCTTGGCCAACTCTTGGGTGAGCTTAGCAGTAGTTACTTTATCCTGTAATCCTTCAGCCAGCTGAGCGGTAGTAGCATAAGACCCTACAGGTTGTTTCTTGGCCAACTCTTGGGTGAGTTCCTGCCGTGTCTGCGATAATTCATACGCAACCGCCTCCTGCTCGGCAACAAGCCCAGAGATAAGGGTTACAGGCTCTATACTCTCCTTATACGCATCACCCGTCAGGCGTCCATCGAATCGGTGCGCAACGCTCCATTCAGCATCGCCCACGCCTATGCACAATATATCATAAAGGCTACCGCCATCCGTAGCCCGGTCCCGATTTATCTCCACGAGAGAGAGTTTGCTTTGCCCTAATAACGGCTCCTCGGTCTCTTCGACCACTCTAAACTCTTTCTTCTTGTGCGGGTCCACCAACTTAGAAAAGGTATTTGGCGTGCGATAGGTGCCCGAGAGAGTATAGTGCAGATGAGAACAACGGCTAAAGACGTGAAACACCCGTAATTCGCCCAAAGAGCCTCGCACCAGCCCTCGTGTGCATTCGTGGCTAAGGTTACGCCCCTCCTTGTCACGCAAAGCAGAGAGAGAAGTAGGCGAAAGCTCTTTAGAGGTATCTAATAATATCGTCTCCTCCAATTCTTCGTGCGCCTCTGGCGATACACTACTTCTGTAAACTACTTTTTTGTGCTCAAAGTCCTTGCCGTCATAGCGCACCAAGTCCACCGCCAATCCCCTCATCAACACCCATTGAACATAACTCTCTTGTAAAATACGTAATTTCGCTTCTTCCTCGTCTTTCCTTACCAAGTCGTTGAGAGATGTAAAAAAATTATACTTAGGTTCTTGCAAAGAGAGGTGTATCTTATCTATCACTACAACGTCTATACTGTAACCAACGGGAGGTAAAGGGAAAATAAATCGCCTGTCGTACACTTCTCCATATTTCGTACTTATATCCATAGTAGAGACCTGCTCATTCGGGTTTTGAAAGCTACCCAACTTGAACTCCTCCGCCCCAAATTGAATACAGCAAGAAGTCGGAGTGTCTACCCAAACAGGACGGTAAAACGGCTGTTTATCTGTAGGCACACCGCCATAGTTTGATAGATATTTCACCACATTACCACTTTTGTCGTAGGCTCGTATATAGGCAAAGGCATAGGCGTGCTGTATCTTCTTAGGGATAATCTTCTTGATGTGCTTACCTATTGCCTTATCGTATTCGGGATCATCCGAGTTTTTCTGCGTCAGCGAATAATCCATCCCTACCAACATCTCCAAAGAGAGCGCCATTTGGTATTTTGCCAAATTATCGGCGGTGCGTGTAGGTAGCGGTATCATAGGCGTGCAGTAAACGCCGTTTTCACCCTGAAGGTTGCGTATGTCCGCCATTTTTTCAATAGGGTAAGGCTTTGCAAAAGGGAATGTATGCGCCAACTCATGGTAAAAACTACCAACTACAGGATTATGCTCATAGCTGCGCCTCGGCTTAGCAAAAAGACAAACATAGGTCTCTTCACGCCCCATAGTGTGCGGTATCAGTTGTGCATACAGTGCACCACCCCGTATCGTTTCATCGCTCTTTGGCGTGTGAAAAACCACATTATGAGAGGCGACCAATCTGTCTGCCTCCAAGTCGATACGATTAAACCGCCAATTCGTAACCTCCGTGCCGAAATCATTCTCCGAAAATTTATGCTTATAGAGATTAGTTGGCTCTCTCTTTTCCAGCTCAACTTTTATTTTATTATATGTCTTCTCTATGCCAAGTTCGGCATCATTTCCCATAGCAACAAGCGTCTCTTTAGCCCCTCTCTCCTTGAGTGCGTCCACGTCAAATAGATAAAACTTGCCATCTCGCTGTACTAAATAGAGTGATAGGGACTTAAGCGCATCTTGTAGAGCATTCCACCACACCGCCTTTCGCTCGTCGTCGCCCCCTTTATCTTCATCTAAAAAAACCGCTGTGTCAATATATGCTCTCGACAAAGAACTCACCTCCTTTATCGGATTGAGTGTACTAAGAGAACCCTCTGCGATTGAGAGTCGCTCCGAGGAGGTCAAAGCGGAAATGTTGCTCAAATCTGCACTTATCAGCGAGTCCCATTGATGCTTATAGCCCGATACTGATAGATTAGTTAATAGTTGTAGCGTAGGCTTACCGAACAAGCTATCGGGATAAGTGGCTTTGGAGATGCATTGCTTAACGAAATCAACTACTGACACCAGGCCATGGGGCGCATACTCGAGACGTTTTAGGGGCGATAAGTCCGAAAAAGTAACTTGCGTTATATACCCTTGCTTATAGGAGTAAGGGGCTTTCCATTGCTCCGCATCCAAAGAGCCTATATAGTACAAAGTATCGTTCTTGAATATCCTACATATCGCCCCGTGTTCACCAAAACTATACAAATCCTCGAACAAGCCGTCGCGCTCTGTGTATAGAAAAACCGTGGCTTTCGTTACGCTGATTGGGTCCAATTGGTCCTCCGCCGTACGCTCTATCACCAGCATATCCTCGCCCAAACGCACCTCCTCCGATACATGAAAGCCACGCTTGTATATCTCTATCCGAAACAAGTCGCCCTCTATCGACTTGCAAAAACATTCATATCGCTTTTTATACATACTATCTTGCTCTTCGTCTTTCTTCGTTTCTCACTACTGCGTAGAGGTCTCCCGCACGCATCCTAAATTCACCACTCACGCGCACATTACCTCCTTGTGGTTGTGCCGAAAACCCTTTCGCCAGTCTTTGCAACCATTCTTGCTGTTCTGCGTTAAGAACTCGCTCACCTGCGTTTACTCGAATGAGCGTTCTATCTCCCCAAGGAGAGCCACCCGCCACTAAGCCTCCGTTGGAAAATCCTGCCACCGCTCCTGCTGCCTTGATGGTTGCTACCATAAGGCTATTTCCGCACCTGCTTTCATTGCCCCCGCTGGTCCAAGTGCAGCGTTAGCCGCTAAGATTTTAGCGGTAGCCTCCTCTATCTTCGCCTTGGTAACAGCCTTTGACGAGGCAACCTCTTTGCCTGCCCCTGATACGGCTTCGCCGACGGCATTACCCTGTGCCTGGGCTACTCCTGTTATACCATCCTCGACGCCCTCGGCTACACCTGCCATGCCTTCCTGCTTGGACGTCAATAAGTCTACCGCTTGGCTCGCTAAGCCGAGCTTTTTAGAGGCCTCACCGATTTTTTCAAACATTTGTATTGTGCTTAATACGCCATCAACGGCTTGCTGTAGGGCGTTGAAGACGTTAAGAAGTCGCTCGAATGGTGAGGCATCATCATCGGTAAAAGCGCTACGCATAGACTTAAAAGCGTGTACGAGGTACTGAGTAGACCCCGCTATATTTTTAATACTCGAATAGGTTGTTTCGCTCAACTCCCTGTTGAAGTCGGCGACATCCCTTTTTAGCTCCTGTAGTCGTAAAGCCCCCTGCAGAGTAGAGATTTCGCTTTGCGCTTTGTTTATGGCATCCGCCACATTTAGACCCGCCTCTTGTAGGGCTTTGAGTTGCTGTACATACTCCTCTAAAAGCTGTATCTCTTCTCTTGTTATATCGTCCTCCCCCTTCTTATAATCGAAAGCGGTATCCCTCTCGCCTTTCTGGGGTACTGGTAGTAGGTTATTGCGCTCACGCTCGTAGCCTCTAATCGCAGAAAGGATAGCAGGGGTTTGCTCCTCCTCCCTTAGCAGACGATCTATTGCTGTATTAAGAGCTTCTATGCGCTCTTTACGCTTCTGTTCCTCGGTAAGATGTAGCGTGTTTGCCCTGCGCTCATGGTCTACGATGCTCGCTTTTGCCTCTTCGAGGGCTTTAGCCTCGTTAGTAAGACCAGCTACTACGTGCTGTTCGGCTTCTCTATACGTTTTGTTCCCCTTGGCTTTCTCTCCAAGTAGTCCCCCTATTTCAAGGGTGGCACGCCGTGAGGCTTCTTGTAGCTCTTCTTGGTACTCCTTTTCGCTGATAAGGTCGAGTCGCTTTTGGTTGGATAACTCTCTTACTCTTTCAGCGTACTCTCGCTCGGCACGTTCTAAAGGAGATTCTTTCTTGCCTTTGTCGGTATCCTTTACGGGGGCGAAGGTTATTGTCGTATCTTCCTCTACTTTTGACAATTTTGCAATCTCGTTGTAAGCCAAGTTTGAGACCTCGCTAAGATTATACCATTCCTTTCCTAATGCTACAAGCTCCGACCTTACTGGTAAAAGCCAATTTTGAGTACTATAAAAATCTGATATTTTGTCTGCCTCCTCAAAACTTAACATTCTGTTGCGCTGCCCTCCAGCAACTTGTAGCTTGCCGATATAGTTTAACCTCTCTATGATTTTCTCCCTACTGTTTGGGGCTTTAGTGTCGTCAGAGATATTAAAGTAGCCAAGAATCTCCTCCTGCCTCTTGGTAGTTTCGTAACTCTTTTCTCTGTGATACCTTAATTGCTCTTGCTGTTTGAGGAGTCCGATTTGTCGCTCTAACTGCTTAGATAAATCTTGATTGAGTTCTAAAGAATAGCCATACTCCTTGTTAATTTGTGCAAGAAGTCCCTTTTTATCTTCTTCTTTTGCATTTTGGTCTTCTACCAACTTACGGAGGTTCTGCAAGTCACTTACTTGCTGTCCGTAATCAATGTTTTTAATGCCTTCTCTATAATCCCTTACAAGATTGTTTACCCTCCTTTGGTAGCTCACCCACTCCACAACCTTAGATACTATTTGTGCAATGGCTGCGAAAATCAACCCGTAGATAGACGCCGAGAGTATCCCTTTGAACGCTCCGCCGATGGCACGGATAGCCCCCAAGGCGTTGGTTTTGATTACGCCCCAAGTTTTAATGTTCTTGGCTTGTATTAGGTCCGCCCCTGCTTGTGCTCGGGATTGATAGAGGACTTGTGCCCGACTGCGCTCGGCTTCATATTTTTTCTTGAGTAGCGCCACATCGGAGGCTTCGGCTTGACGGGCAGCAGCCAGTTTCCTACGCGCTTTTTCGAGTCGTTCGTACTGCACAGTCAAGCGCACCTTAGAGGCCTCCAGCTTCTTCTCGGCCGTCTCGACCATTTGCGCTTGTCCTACGAACTTAGAGGCAAAGGCAGGGACTTTAAGCCCTGCAAAGAACGCCCCTATCGTAGCGACGATGGAAACAGCATGCCCTTTAAGGTACTGGAGCGCTTTCACCGTGCCATCTACAATAGCCTTGAACTTCTCTACAAGCCCCCACTCCTCGACGATCTCAATAAGGGTATTACCGATTTGGGCGAAGGAAGTCTCAAGGTTGTCCGTATCAACTGCCGTAACCATCTTGTTAAGCTCCTCGGCGAACTTGGGTAGGACCTCGGCGGAGTACACCTCGCCCTTCTTTAGTAGCTCCTCCATCTCGCCCATTGATACTCCCAGCGCTCGCGCCATCGCCTCCATGGCTATGGGCAACTGCTCGCCAAGCTGACGGCGCAACTCTTCGGCAGAGACCTTGCCCTTAGACATCATTTGCTGTATACCCTTCATGGCAAGGTTGGCTTCTTGCCCCGATACACCAAAAGCGGTCAATGCTCTTGTTACGCTCTCAAATATCTGCTGTTGCGACGCTATGGAGAGACCGCCTGCATCGGCGGAGGCTTTGAATTTAGCGTAACTCTCGGTAAGGTACGATAGGTTTTGTTTGTACTCGTGCGCAACGCGTTTCAAGAAGTTTACTTGGTTGACGTAGTGGCATTGCTTTTTGATACGTTGCGAAGCGTTACATTCGCCTTGCTCGCTGCGCGTGCCACCTCTTTTAGTTGGCTTAGGAAACCGCCAACGGCAAAGCCCCCTGCCCCGATAGCCGATGCTATCGCCAATACTTGATATTGTAGTGATTTGAGAGAGGCGCGTACCTGACTAACCCCTCGTTGGAAATTCTGCTGTATCAGCTTTATTGCTATTGCTAACTCCAGTTTTGCCATTACTTATTCTTGCGTTAATAGTTCAAAGTCTTCTATGGATTGCTCTGCCGTCTCGTCTCGTTCCTTCTGCACCTGTTCTGCCTCCCATGGGAATACGATTAGATCGGTTGGCTTAGCCCCCTTTTGATGATAAGGGGAGAGGTGGACAAACGCCCAGAGTCTCTTATTTTCCTGCACTTCCTGCTCTTTGAGGGCTATTTGCTTGAACAAAGGGGCAAACAGCCACAAGTCCATTCGGTCTAATACGAAGTCGGGACTTATCCCTCGTGCGATAAGAGAGAGCGCAAGTTCGGTGAGCGTGGGCAACTGCGTGGGCGGTTCTCCGTCGAGAGTGTCCACCGTTGCCTCATCCTGCATGAACTGTGCGATGTAACGTATAGCACGCTCACACGCTTTTGTAGCCTGCTCCCGTATGGGGTTGGCCTCTCTAAGGCTAACCAGGTAGTCCTCATAGGTTAGTTCACACCTCCCCTTGGCGCACTGCATGGAATAAGAAAGGAGGAGCGTGTCCTGCTCCTCCGCTCCCAACGTACGATAACTGCGCCCCGAGAGACGCTCAAAAAGGATTAAAGCCCTTACGGTTATCATCTTCCTGTTACGATTAGATACCCTCGCCCGAGTCCTCCCCAGAGGGCGAACCTCCTTGGGGTGTACCGCCTCCTCCTTGGGGCTTCTGTGGCTTGCATCCCTCTTCATTTACACGCTCGTAACCCGAGAGGGTAAGGACGCGCAAGAAGCCCGAAGGACGGTATGCGATGCGCGGACGCCGAATGTCTCTATGTGGCACAAACTCCTTGCTCTCTGCCACCCCTGCGCTACCAAACGTGGTAGAGAAAATGCCCAACTCGCCACACTCTACGCTCTCGCCCTCGCTTACGTGGAGGTGGAGCACGCGCACCATGCGATCTATTACGGCTTTCACATCCGCCGTCTCTACCGTACTGCCCTCTGCCACTTCTCGGCAAAAGCGTTCGTAGGAAATTTTACCGCGCGACGTGGGACTCGCAAAGAAGAGCTTTTTCCCTGCATTCTTCCCCGACATCACTTTACGCTGTACTAATCTGAATTTTAATGCCATAGTTGTATCGTTTAATTTTGGTACGTTCTAAATTTATTTTGGTACGTTCAAAAATCATTTTGGTACGTTCAAAAAAGATTTTGGTACGTTCTAATTTTATCCCACTCCCAGCGCAGCTCGTGCCTCGGCGGACCCGAGTTCCTTGTTCGCACCATCAAAAAGAGGTCCCGTACCTGTAAGGGAGACGCTGGCGCTGGTGTACTCGCCCTTAGCACTATCCTCCTTGTAGTCTGTAAGGACGCACATCCCTTGCATCTTCACCGCCCCCTTGGTGATGGTCTTCTCACCTGTTGCCGCGATAGCACGCGTTACCTCGGCAATCTCCATCTTAAAGGGCTTACGCTCGGCAAGCATCTGCAGGAGGAGGTCTTTAGATAGGTGCCCCTTGGTCTTGGTCACCAAACACTCCGCCTCTACGCTCCATGAGAGCTTACCCGCGAGCGATTCGTCCCAATCTCCCGACATCTTGCTACTAATATCCTGCTTGTCGGTCTGTAAGGAAAAGCTGTGCTTCGTGGTGTAAGCGACAAGTTTCCCGTCTACATAGAGCATCAGACTCTCACTCTTGACAAGGTCTCTGCTCTCTAAATACTTTGCTTCTGTTGCCATAATTCTGTTTTTTAATTGATACTATATTCCATTAGCTGTACATATTTGCCATCTACAACCGCCTCGACAGCTTCTACTAACTGTACCGAAACACCATCGCCTCCCAACGACATCTCGTACTGCACCGTGAAGTGGTTGTCTATTGCTTCGGCTATATCCAGCCTCTGTCGTAATGGTCGCTGAATATCTCCAATATCACTGTACACTTGCGTTCGTAGATGCCCATTTTGCCCGATAATGTGCCGTACTCCGTGCGCGTCATCACGATGTAGTCGCCCTCGGTCTGAGGGGCAAGGCAGGGATAAATGGCATCCCCGACAAGCCTTTTTATCTCGGGGTCTGCGAGCAATCTCTCACGTATAAATTGAGATGATCGCAATTTGCTACTACTAAACTCGCTCATCCATCAGTGCATTTATGATGCCTCGCTTCATCGCCTCTATAGCCTCCTTACCGTCTTGGTCCTTGGTAACACTCCAGAAGAGATTGCCCCGCATCTTACCTCGATTATATTTTTTCCCTGTTTCTCTCATCTCCGTGCCTCGGTCCACCAAGTGAGCATGTCGCCCCAGCGTACCGAAACCTACAATCGCCTCGGGCTTGCGCCGCTTGATGCGAAAGGCGAAACTCGATAGCAATGCACCCGTAGATTTTCCGTTGCGAAGGAGGCGGTCTCTCAATCTCCGCCGCCCTCCTCGTATAAGTACCTTAGAGGCTTCTCGCATCCCTCGCCGATACGCCTTGTTGGTCTGCAAAGCCGTCCACGTGCCAAGCGTCTCATCTACATGGGCAAAGCTGTAACGCTCTGGCCCTATTTCCAAGAACTCTGCTCTCTTTGCTGGTCTACCCATCAATTAATACACATGTTAAAACCACACTGTTATCATACGCATTAGGGTCTCTCAGCGTTATCCTATACTCCGCTCCCTCGAACCTTATGCGCTGTACCTCGTTGAGTCGCTTATCGTAACGGACACGGAACTGTAGACGCTCCCCGTCGAATTGTTCCTTTGCCTGGAAGCCATCCCCTCTGAGCGACCATTGGCGAACCTTTTGCGCTCTGCAGGTGTAGAGCGTTGTCCACTCCTCGGAGACGAAACCCGAGGGGCTTTGCTTCTGCTCCATTCGAAGCATCTCTAACGTATACCGTAAACTGCCAGCCCTCATAACTCTCTCCTATAAGGCATGAATAGATTGGCTAACGTAAAAGAGGCTTCTCGCACATTCCCCAGTGCATCTCCCTCTCGGTAGGCATAGAGCTTTGCTACCAAAATCTTGATAGCGTGTCGCAGGGGGGCGGGTAGTGTGCCGTCCCCGTTGAGTACTTCACTGAAAGGACGGTTTATGCAGTTCGCCAACTGCTCCTCCGCTGTCTCTATCAAACTCGTGATATAGACATCGTCCTCGTCGTGCCCTACGTTTAGGTGCGCTTTTGCTTCTTCTAAGGTGATATACATAGCTCATTAGGTTAAGAAGTGCAGGGTGCAGGACTAAAACCGCACCCTGCTATGTACTCATTACGCTAAAACAGCCATAGAGAAAGCCTGTGAACGGACAGGAGTTATATCCATATCTATATTCACCGTAAACTCTACCATGTTCTCTCTCGCTCTTGAATAGGGGTCTATAATGAAAGATGCCTCCCCGAAGTGCGTTATCGCACAGTAGCGGAAGTCTCCAAAGAAGATGGTATTATCAGGAGCATAATTGGTAAACTCAGAACGGTAGCTATTCATGAAACCATAGCGATATCCCGTATTGGAGTCAATGTGCATTTGGAGAAGCATTTCCTTATCGGCTGCTACCAATTGCTTCTTTTTAAGAGCGGCAGCCGTCTTGGTATTCATGATATATGCAGAGTTTCCTCCTAAGGCTTCTACCATGCTGTCCAATACCGCATGCTCTATATCCACGATAAGGCCTTGGTCCCAACCTTTTGAGGCAGTCCCTTGTATTTTCTGTGCACCAGTAAGACCGACAAAAGGTCCTTTGAACTTGCCATGAGCGGTGGTCGTAAACATAATCTTGTTCACCTTGCGCGCAATACCAGCCCCAAGGGTCCTCATCACAATTCCGTAGAGATTGCGATTGTCTACATTAAGAGCGGTGCGGGACACGGGGATAGACATTGAAATACGTTTTGGGGTAGGGGTTTCACCCGTGAAGTTCAGAGTAGACTCTGAAACTTTCTCATTTTCCCCTAAAACTGTAGCCTCTGGAGCGTCCACCTCCGCGTTCATAGGCAAGCCGTTTAGACCATCTTGTACCTTACATCCTAATTTGGATATAATTAATCCTTTTTCCAATGGGTCTAAAAGGTCCTGAAAAACAACAGGGACACTTGTCTCCTTTACGCTATCAAAGTTCACGACCGAACGAACATTGAACGACGCCTTGCCACTTGATCCTCCGCTTGCTACATCGCAAGCCATCTCAAGAAAACGTTTCTCCACACTGTCTCCCTCTGGAGCTGGAACCCCTGGTTGCTGTTGCATCATCGTCTCGATCTGCAACGCACGTTGCTCGAGCTCAAGAGCATTGAATTTGTCCTGCTCCTCTTGTGTCAAGGCACGCTTCTCGTCTTTAGCCTTGTCGATAATACACCTCATTTCGTGTGCATTCTCTGTCTGCTTTTGTAAAATCTCTAATCTTGTCATAACGTTATTTTGATTAAAACCTTCTTGCTCTTTGTTCTAACTCGGCATAGTAGCTACGCATCTCCTCCTCGCTTTTCTTTCCCTCTGGTGCTTGTAGACTGCGCACATCTACCGTAGTCTCTATATATGCTGGGTCCGTGGTAATACAAACATCGTAGATACCATCGAACTTGCGAATAGTGTGTATCCATCGTTGCTTCTCCTTGCTCCATTCTTTCTCTACGCAACCTTTCGAGTAGGCTCTAAACTTGAAAGAAGAGCCAGAATAATCGCCTCGTTTGATAAGCTCAAGGGCGTTATTCCCCTCTTGCGTATCGGGTGCTTCAAAGCTGTACTTCAAGCCCTTCTCGTCTACTGTGAGGGTTAAAGAACCTTTTCCCTTATTACTCCTCGCCAAGAGACGCTCTGGATTGTGCTCCACAACCGCCTTTACGTCCTGTGTTGCTAAAAAAGCATCCGTTACCGCTTCTGGGGCTATACGCTCTTCGAAGTAGTCCCCATCCCACCAATCGTACATTACTTGGCTGGGAGTGTTAAAAACAATAGCATACCCCTCGATAGTCCTGCCCTCAGCAGAAACGACGGGCTGGGCAATGCCTCCAAAACTTCGTATCTCTATATTTTTTTCTTCCATACTACACACGTCTATCTACTAATAGGATTTTTATAGCCGTTTTTGGTACTACTTTTCGGGCGTTTCCTCTTTTTTTTCTTCATTTTTCCCATCAATCGGCATCAAATTGCAAGAAATAAATGCCGTATCACCCCCTTTTACGGGCTCTCTGCCCTCTCTTTTTCTCGCCTCGTTGGGTGTCATTGTGCCTGATTGGATGGATAACATATTAGCCTCTGCCATCGCCTTTATATCTGCAGAGTAGAGGTCGAGTAGGTCAAATCTCACTCTGTACATACTCTTGTGTGAAGGGGAAGCAGGTATCAGCTTCGATAAAAATTCTTTCTCTATTTGTGTTAAGAGGGGTTTTAAGGTCTGCGTTAAGAAAGTGGAGGTGGCATTCTCGCTCGATTTGTAGTTACCCGCACGTTCCACAAAGACCATATCAGGATGTACTCCGAAGTATCTACATATAGAGTAAGGCGAAAACTTTCGTGTTTCGAGGAGCTGGGCATCGGCAGGGCTAATAGTGATAGGTGTAAATGTTACGCTACCTGGAATGCTCATTATACTCCTATCCGCCTCTATTTCCTGCTCCAAGCTGTCGGCTATCTTCTTGCGCTCCTTGTCTTGTATTTCCCCCATGCCCAGCACAGGATTGCCTCCCGACAAAAAGCCTTTCATCTTGTTACCTCTTTTGAGCGTATCAAGGGTTTGCTCGTCGCTATTGGCAGAGATGGACAACGTGCGACTTGCATACGTAATAGTAGAGACTCCGATGTACCCACCATCCAGCGTCTTGTTCTTTAGGTGGATTACTTCATGGCTCTGGTAAACATCCGAACGCCCACCGACTGCATCCGAAACCGTGTAGGTATTTTGGCGCACATCATAGTGTACGCTGTTGCTATCCAACAAGTAGAGGGCTTGCACCTCTCCGCGAGCGTCTCTCTGTATTAAGATATAGGCGTTACCTCTCAAGTAAAGGCTTACAATAGCATTCTGCAGTAGGACAAAGAAAGTCTGCCTCTCGTTAGCCTCACAGTTAAAGATGTTGTTTATTGGGGAGTTCTCTATATCCTTGAAAATACCCCCTCGCATACGTTGTAAGCGAAGAGGTAGAGAGGCAACGGTACCACTCAAAATATCGACGCATCTATATACGACATCGAGGCGCATAGCTTGCTCTTCTGTACGTACGGACTCACCGCGCACTCCTAACGTCCTCCATACAGTAGGCAGGTCGTTTATACTGACGCTTTTACTGCGTTTCATAAAGCTAAAAAATCCCATTATTGTGTCATCTTTATATTGTTCAGCATCCAAAAGTTCATCACGTTGGTAATCGCTCCGTCTATCTTACCGCTCTGCTTCTTTTTTATGGGCTTCCTATTCTCCAGTCTATCCTCGTCAATTGTTGCATTTCCAAAGCAATAGGCTGTAATAGGATTATCCTCGAAGGTTATACGATTTGTATATAGAGAGAGTTCGAAGCTCTCGACGGGGCTGGTAAAGTTCCCATACGTCTGTGCTATCTCGTAAAGGTGCTCTTTGCCGACACCTGGGGAGGACTTTAGCAATCGTATAAACTCCTCCGCCTTATATCTATCATAGCCGACACCTAAAATTGAAAACGGCTTAGAAAGTATATCATTCACTATCTGCCGATAATCTATCACCGCTCCTTCGCAAAGCGTTAGATACCCCGCATCTACCCATCTTTGATACAACTCCCCATTGGGATGTGTAGCTATCTGCCCCTCGGGGAAATAGTAGTGTGTTATGGAGTGGAAAGGTGTTTCCGTTGTGCGCTCTGGGAGAACACGACCAGGCATATAGAGCAAGTAAGAAACGGCAGAGAGGTCATCACATACCGACAGGTCCACAGAGGCTACACTTCGTACACCTCGAAAACTCTCTATATCTGTTCTTATACTTCTGCTTTCTATCTCCTTCGTTGGTATCCAGTCCTCCAGCTCACTATGAGCAAAGATGTTCAGGAGCTTGTTGCGGAACTCCTGCATATCCTCCGCACAGAGTTGCGCCTTATCCCATTTGTCTTTATAGAACTCCTCCCGACACGTTACCCCAAGATGTGGCTGTACTTTATACCACGTTGCTGGGTCTCCTTCGTCGTCGTCCACGTCGGGTTCGAAGATGTGAGCAAAGACACTATCCATCTCTATTTCTCCCCTTAACACCGACTTGTAGGTCTTGAGCATCTCATAGAAAGGTGTCTCCGTCTTACTGCTCGCCGTGGTGATAATCACCGTTAGGGGGTTAAGACGCACCCCCATCGAGGAGGTTAGGACGTTCTTTAGTGCTGCACTATCCGCCTGTGCATACTCGTCTACAATCACCGTGCTTGCATTCAACCCGTCCAGCGTACCAACGTCTGAGGCAAGACATTGGGCAAAAGAGCTTTTCCCTCTACATAGATTAAATACCTGCTCCCTGTTGATTTTGAAACGCCGCATCTTATGGTCCAATCGTTTCAAGATAAAGCGTATCACATCGAAACAGATTTTTGCCTGCTTGCTACTATTAGCAACTACAAACGCCTGAGCATTCGCATCGCCGAATAACAAGTCCTTCACGGCGAGGCTCGCTACTGAAGTCGTCTTACTGAACTTTCGAGGAACGAAAAGAAGTGCATCGGTAATAACTTTGCGCTCCGTGCCTGGATAGAAAAAACCCTCAATGTTGGTGAATTGGAATACCTGTATAGGGGTCAGCTTGTACCGCTTTGCCCCCTCATCGCTCGGGAACTCTAAGAACTCATAGGTAAGGATAAACTTCTGAACCTCCAAAGCGCGTAGTTCGTAGCGACAAGTCATTGTGTGGAATTTCTTTATAGCCAACAATTCGTAGAGATTATGCGCTTCTGGTCTCTCTATACACGCTTTGATGTACGAGGTTAAACGATCGTCTACCGAAGAGCAGAGCCTAAAGTCAATTGGCAAGGTTTGTAGCTCTCGAACGGTTTGTGCCTTCAAATCTCGAAGAGCCTGTTTTTCACTTTCGTCCATCTTCAAGCTCTTTTAGTTTTCTGTTCAACTCCTCTAATGCGTCGTCCTCGGCTACTCCCGACGCCTCAACGGTCAGCCGTAAAGAGGTTAGCACGTTGCGCTGCTCTTTGCATAAGTCAATATAAAGACCATACACAGGATTAGCCTTTAGACGCTTTTCGTTCTCCCGACTCTTCTCCTCGAGTGCTGGGGACATCATTATGCACTTCGCATAGGTCTTGTTACGTAAAGCCGTGATTTGAGCGCACGAAGTAATAAGTGAGTCGAAAGCGGGGCTGTACGTGCCTATAGCCTCCATTACCTCGCGCAACTCGCCCTTTATTCTCTCTACCTCTGTGCTTCTTTTCGTCGCCATACATTAGACCTTCTACATATAGGCAGAGAATAGCCGATTTTGGTACTACTTGCGCGCTTATTTTGAACGTACCTAAATCTTTTTTGAACGTACCAAAATAAATTTTGAACGTACCAAAATCTTTTTTGGTCGTACCTAAAAAAAGTCCCCTTCCGTGTGGAGAAAAGGGGAACAACAAACAGACAAGAACAAGGAGGCTATCGCCCCCCCCCAAAAAAAAAACGCCATTTTTACTATACCCCCACAGCCTTTTTGGACCTCGTGCGTGTAAAAGGACTCGGGGGTGGGTTTGGGTGCCTCCCCCTCCTCTTAAAAAAGATAGCCCCCTCTTAAATCCGAGGGAGCTGCTCTCATCAAAGACTACTTCCGCAAGGTAGCTTTGTCGATTTTAGACTACACAGAGAGGGACGATACGATACTAAGTAAAGAACTTCTTGACGAATAACTCAGTAAGTTGTTTATTACGCTCCTTGGTCGCCTTCTTGGATTTGCTCTTTAGTTCGATATGGACTTGGACGTGGCAAGCGTGGCAAAGGGCTTGTAGGTTAGAGGGGTCGTAGGCTAAAGCCTTCATCCGCTCGGGCGTGTTTATGTAGTTCTCAAGCGGTTGGATATGGTGTACCTCGGTAGCGGGTGTTGTCTTCCCTTGCTGTAAACATCGCTCGCAGAGGGGTTGGCTAACTAAGTAGGTGTTTCTTAGGTTGCGCCATCGGGTACAGTTCAGGAGCTCCGTGTATTGTTTGTTTCTTGCTTTCATCTTTTAGGATAGGTGGAACTTTTCAAGGGCGTACTGCTCGAAGTCCTCGTAGCTTGAGAACTCCTCACGGCAATAGTAAAGGGCAAGTAGGGTGTCTTGGCATATATCCATTGCCTCGCAGTTCGCTCGGTTGATACGCATACCGTCAAAAGTGTCTTGCAGTCGCTTATAGTGTGTTCGTATGAAACGGTCGGCAAATTCCTTATAACGCACTTCTTTTGCGCTCTGTTGCGTTTTATCTTTCTTTTTGATGTCATCCCCACTCCTGTACCTGATATTCGATTGTAGGCGATTTATAGAGCTTTCAGGGGTTGGATACAATTCCTCATACTCTGCGTTAGCATATTCCGTAAAGAGATGTTCTATGTAGTCATAGTCCGAACCGTTGAACTCTTCCCTCCTTGGGTCGCTTAGAATACGCAGGAATAAGCGCACGCAGGATAGCACAAATTGGTAATCACTTTTGAACCCATAGCGTGCGCGCACTTTAGATAGGCTCTCTGCCTCTTCATCGTTTAGATGCGCTTTTATTTGTTTGCCCTTCTTGCTCATTTCTATCTCCTCCTGTACTTCTCTATTCTTGCCTTTACGGCTTGTAATAAACTCTCCTGTACGCCCTCTTTCTTTCCTATTGCCTTTGTTATCTCCTCGTCGATAGTCCCTTCCGAGACAATCTGAACTATGCAGACGGGGCGCGTGCGACCTTGGCGGTGTAGTCTGGCATTAGCTTGTTGATAAAGCTCCAACGACCAAGTAGGACCAAACCAAACTATGATATCTCCTCCTTGCTGGAGGTTTAGCCCATGCCCCGCAGAGGCAGGGTGGGCGATGTAAAGCGGTATCTTGCCCTCGTTCCATCTGCGTATATCCTCGCTCCCCTTTATGCGTTCGGGGCGCAGTTTCTTAAAGCGCTTTTCTATCCGCTCGGCATCATGCTTGAAGTTGTAAAAAAGCAAGATGTTGCTCCCTTGTGCCTCCTCGATTATTTCCTCTAAGGCTTCGAGCTTTGCGGTATGTATTTCGTGATAGATACTATCCTCATCGTAGATAGCTCCGTTCGCAAATTGCTGTAGCTTATTAGAAAGTGCTGCGGCATTGATGGCAGATATTTCCTCCCCCTCTATCAGCTGAAGGACTTGCTCCTTCTCGAACTCCTCATACCTCTTCTTCTGCTCGGGTGTTAGCTTAACGCGCACTTCTTTATGAATACACTCGGGTAAAGTCAAATGGTCTACCGCCTTCATTGAGATACATATATCGCTTATCTGATTGTGGATAGCATCTTCACTGCCCTTTTTGGCTTTATAGTCGAAAACGACATGCCCGTTAGAACGACCTGGCACGAAGTAAGTAGACCTGTATTCTGTAACCGTCTTACCTAATCGCTCCCCCCTATCGAGTAGATACAGTTGGCTCCAGAGGTCTATCAGTCCGTTGGGGGCTGGTGTTCCTGTTAAGCCTATTACCCTGCTCACTCGAGGGCGCACTAAGCGCAGTGCCTTAAACCGTTGGCTCTTGGGCGACTTGAAGCTGGAAAGCTCATCTATCACAATCGTGTCAAAGGGAAAAGCGTTTTGGTATTGTGCCACTAACCAAGCCACATTCTCCCGATTGATAACATAAATATCGGCTTTCGCTCGTAGGGCTTCCTTGCGAGACCTTTCACTCCCCAGGACGGAGACAATACGAAGGTGTTTTAAGTGATCCCATTTTGCCACCTCATTGGTCCAAGTGTCCTCGGCAACTCTCTTGGGGGCTATCACCAAGACCTTGTTTACCTCCATCGTTTCGTATTGCAATATGCTTAATGCGGTGAGGGCAGATACTGTTTTGCCTAATCCCATATCAAGGAAGAGCCCGCAGTAGGGATGCTCTATGATATGCTGTATGGCGTATTCTTGATAAGCGTGTGGTGTAAATTTCATTGCTTTTCGGTGTCTATATCGTTTAGTAGTTGCTGGAGGCTCTTCATATCATCCACCACGTAGGTGGGAAAGCCAAGCGCGTTTATACGTCTCAATTCTAATTGCTGTAGCTGTGTGGGGCGTTCTCCTGTTGTCTTTATCTCGGCAAAGAATGTTTTACCGTTAGGAAGGAGTAGTAAGCGGTCAGGTACACCTCTGTGATTAGGCGACACAAATTTGTAAGCTATCCCCCCTCTTTTCTTTACTTCCTCTCTTAGCTTTTTCTCTAATAACTTCTCCTTCATGGGTCCTTGTTGCGTTTACATTTATTTGCAGTTGTCGGGTGTGTCTTATGTGCTTGTTACCAACGCTACCAAGATTTCTATATACTCTAAGCGATTAGGCGCATTAGGCAGTATTAGGCTCTATATATACTCTCTATTCTCTCTAATCCGTTATAGTGTTATTTTTTCTACTTTCTTGGTAACAAATACTTTATTATATAGATAAATAGTTGATAATAAGAGAGTAAAGGGTGTTACCAAGGTGTTACTAAGCGGTGTTACCGACAATTTCTTGGTAACACTTTAATAATTATGTTACTAAAAAGGGGCGTCATCGTTGGTAACAGTAGAAGAGTTAAATAGGTGTTTATTATCCTTAATTGTCTTATTGGTAAAATTCTTCTGAAGACCATATATTACAATACGGCAGGGGGTCGCTTCTCTCTTCCAACCTTCGCAGGCGAGTATCATGTTAGCAATCTCATTAGAAATGCCTTTTGTGAGGTCGGAGCGTTGTCGTTCGAAGAGTTCGCACCACACCTCCGCCACGCAGACACGGGTACGAGGTTCGGCGTATTCATCTCTATTGCCACCTCCCTGAAGGTATAGGATACGATCCGAAATGGTGAGCTGGTCCCACCATCGAGGTATAGGCGTATTAAGGTACTCCTGTATCATACCAATACGGCTATCCCGTTCGGAGTGTTGCTTCTGCTCGCTCTGCGCGAGTAGCTCCAAGGGGGCGGTAAGATGGAGCGAGGCACCCTCTTTATAGCGATGCACCGCTTCCGCCCAAATCTGGTCTACCTCCCTTTCGAGGTCTGCAAAGATGCTTTTCGTTGGCTCTCTCTTTCCTGTATCTATCGGGAGAAAGCGACGGTTACCTGTTGGGTCTTTCAAGAACTCATGGTTATTGGTCGTTCCCCAGAAGACACACTGGCGGGGGAAGGTTTCTACACGTCGTGCGTAGGCGGTACGGAAGCGGTCCGTCTGCTTGGTGATAAAATGCTTGATAACGTCAAGGTCGGCTTTCTTTAACCCTGCCAGCTCCCCAATCTCTATAATCCATGCCCCCTGTATCTGCTCTACGGCTTCCTTGCCCGAGACAGTACCAAAGCTATCGGAGAACCAGCTACGCCCCAGGAAGCGCACGAAGGAGCTTTTCCCACACCCTTGAGGTCCTACAATCACGGGGACGTAGTCGAACTTTATCCCTGGCTGGTAGATGCGTGCCACGGCAGCCGTTAGACACACCTCAGCTACAGAACGGGTGTAGGGAGTATCCTCCGCTCCGAGATAGTCGATAAGAAGAGTAGAGATGCGCTCCACGCCGTCCCACCTGCACGCCTCTAAATAATCCCTCACGGGTTGAATTGATGCTTAGAGAGGGTAATCTGCATAGCGTCCTTTATCTTCTGTACGCCTGTGATATTGTAGATGGTCTCGAGGTAGTCTCTCAGCCCTGCATCGTCGGTATCGTTAAGGTCTCGAGGAGCAGGCAAAGGAGACCACGGCAACGCCTTCAAGACTACATCGGTCTTGCGGAAAGCGTCATGCGCAAGAGCGCCTTTCAGTTGAGGGTCGTTCTCTAATATGAGTCGAATATTGGCGGAGGTAGCACGGTAAGCCCCCCTACGATCTACATCCATCTCGGAGAGCCACTCCATGTCTGCCTCCTCTTCGAACTGCTCGGCAAAGTCCGCCCCTGCCTCCTTGAGGCGCTCCTGTCCCAATAGATTGCGCACCTTGGCGTCCTTAGTCGCCCTCTCGCACATAGCTATATAGGAGGGAAGACGATTTACAGGCGTACCCTCTTGTGCCTCCTCGTCCTGGAGTCCATAGAGGTGCAGGCGCACCAAGTCGAAAGCATTGCAGAGCTTTCCCACTATAGTCGGTACTGTGATGTGAATAGGCGTACTTGTCTTCATAAACCACTAACCCCGAAGAGGTAGAACCCTCTCGATAGGTGTAGCGATTCGGAATATCGCAAGCCGTGTACACATCGTCCAGATAGCCCTCTATCGCTTCGGAGATGGTGTAAGCTCGACAAAAAGCCCCTACGATGCCCCCTTTCTCGCAAGGGTCGCCTTGCTTGGTAGCCTCTCTCCGCACGACCGCCTCTACACGGTCGCTTACGGGCCACTCTGCGGTATTGGTCCAATCCTTATAGCTTCCGAGCATCTCGTCGGCAGAGAGGAACGGACCATCTACCGAGTCGAATAGAAACTCCCCATCCGAAGAGGTGGAGGGCCAATACATCAAGCGTTCGGGTTGGAAGGTGGTATCGTCAAAGTAGTTTATGCCGAGTGTGCCAGCGATGCGCCTCGAGATAGCCACATACTCATCGCAAGCTACAGGACGATCGAGAGGCACTATCAATCGAAGTCGTGGCTTTTCGGCAGAGTGGCTGTGCGTGGTGTAGATAGCCCCAGCACAATTAAAGAGGAGGCAAAAGTCATCCCAAATCTCCTTATTCCCGAAGTCTATATCCAATGACACTAAGGAGCGATGGAGGATAGCACCATGTTTGCGCCGCCCTCCTGTGATATAACCGCCCACAAAGCCCCCTACGTCCTTTATTTCGTCTCGTCGGGACTTGTTGGAGGAGCAGTAAGAGGCGAACGTCTCCGCCGTACGGTGCGTAAGCGAGAGGCGCATCAAGAGTTCGCTCCATAGCATCTCATGATTACGCCACGCGGTGTCTTTACGGTTGCGACCGATGGCGATATCCAAAGGGCCGTCGTGTTTTAGTGTTGTCATACTATTTACAATAATAGGGTGTTGCGAAAGCCTCTACATGTAGTGGGATATCGGGAAGCCAGACGGGAGGGGTCGCCATGCTATCTGCAATCCGTCGCAGAGCGTCGGAGGCTCTCTCCTCGGGTATCTCTGCTACAATCTCGTCATGGACGTGTAGCACTACATCGTAAAAAGGGTTTATGCGGACAAGGGCACAAGCCAGAATATCCCGAGCTACTGCCTGCGTTATATTCTCCACCAGCTTACCGCCGAAAACATATTCCTCCTCTCCATCTTTTATATAGGAGAAGCCCCCCTTGTCGGGCTTAGCCCCACGGTAAACCAGCGCCCGACCCGATGGCAGCACTATACAGAGGTTGCCCTTGATGAGGCAGAAGTGGAGATAGACGTTTACAATCTTCGTTCTCTCTTCGTCTCCACGATTTTGATATATAAAGAGTGAGAAAGTATTTTCGGGCGCATGTATAGCCTCTAAAGCCATACTCATACACTTGTCCCAGAAGGCTACTATCCGTGGGTTGGCGCGTCGCCACTCGCTTACGATGATGGGGAGCTCCTCACGGGTTATCCCTTTGTCGAGCGCGCCCATTCCTATAAGAGCATTAACGCCCCCTCCGTATCCCAACGAAAGCTCTGCCACCTTCCCCTTAGGGCGGAGGGCGGGGTCTGCCAGGACGGTCTCCATATCCACTCGAAACATCTTAGAGGCGGAGGTTTCGTAGAGTAGCCCATTGTTGCGGAATAGCTCCAACCTCCACTCCTCTTGTGCCAGACAGGCTAATACACGCGCCTCAATAGCGGAGTAGTCGGCTACACAGAAGAGTTTATCGGCAGACGGAACAAAGGAGGTGCGGACTAATTGCGCCAAGGTGTCGGTTACATCCCCGAATAGAAGAGCGATGGACTCCACATCTCTGCTTAGCACAAGCTCTCGTGCGGTGTGCAGGTCTTCAGGCGACAAGGAGGTAGAGGGTAGGTTGTGCATCTGAACGCCACTACTGGACCACCGACCCGTAGCCGTGCCGAGGTACTGCAGGTGATCGTAGATGCGTGTAGCGTTCACTACCGACTTCTGTATGGCGGAGTACTTCTTGCAGGCGGTGCGCTGGAGCTCTAAGTAGTCCCTTATGTCCTCCTTTATAGCCTCGTCCGCCAGCTCGCCCAGCAGAGCCTTGAGAGCGGACTTGCTTAAGCTCTGTAGCACACGCCCCGTGCGACGAGCCAAATAGTCTCTAAAGAAGGTGGGGGTGGCGGAGTTGCCGATACGTTTTTCTAAGCGTACACGGAGCGCACGTTGGTGCTTTTCGTACATACGTAGCGCAGATGCCACAAATCGAGCATCTACCTCTATCCCCCTACTGTTTATCTCTTGGTCCACCTTGTAGACCTTTTGCTCGTCCTCTAACAAGGGAGAGGGGTAAAGGGTAAGAAGGTATGCGTGCAACTGCATCGTAGCGCAGAGATTGGCCCAAACAGACTCCGCAAAGAGCGACCAATCTTTATCATATTGTTGCGCTATGTTGCGCTTGCCTTTTTTATTGGGCAACGCGAATAGCTTAGTAAGAGTCGCCTCTTCGGGATAGGGGGCTATTTTGAACAGTAGCGCGGAGGCTATCTCGGGGAGACCCTGTGGAAGTCCCGAGACGGTGCAATGCGCCTTGGTGTCAAACCATTGCCGAGCATCGAGCGATACGCCCAAATAACGCTCTAAACAGAGGCGGGTGAAGCGTGTATTATGTGCCACTTTTACCACGCTGTCGCTCCTCAAAAGGGCTACCACCTCGTCGTCCAGCTTATCGCCTTGCGCTGTATGCACTAACCCCTGCACATCATCATTGAGGTGATAGGCTACAACAAGAAGCGTAAAGTCGTCATGCGCAACGAAGCGCGTAAGACCAGCGACAGGGTTCTCTGGGCTAAAGGCTTTGAGAGATATGTATAGAAATTGCATAGAATAAGAGGGTTAAAAGAGGAGGCAACCCCTTACGGTTACCTCCTCAACGGAAAGAAAAGAAAGATTAGAAAGGTAAGTCGAAATCGTCTGTGGAGTCGCCATCCACGAAGGAGTCCGCAAAGTCGTTTTCCGCAGAGGTGCGACCGCCAAGGTATTCGCCATCCTTGAGCTTTTGTACGTTGTTCAGCCCACAAGCCACGCCCCTATTGCCTGCCTTGTCGAAGTGGTAGAAAGTGATAGAGGCGCGCCCATAGCAACCGCTGTACAACTCCTCGGGGTCTATGATGGGCTGTAGGTTCTTATCCACCACCCTGGGCGCGCTTTTGCACTTGCGTTCACGTAGTAATGCCCTGCATAGTCGGGGTCGTCGGGGCGGTCTAAGTCGCCATCGTTAAGCGGTAGCTTGAACTTAGGGGGTAGTTTACCGCCCATTTTCGCCTTTGCTTGTTCGGTGGCTGTCTTAACCGCCTGCAGGATAAGCTCTATCGTCTTCGTGTCGCTCTTAGGGATAAGGAGCGATACGGAGTACTTTTTCTCTTGTCCCTCTTCAATGGCGTGGGGCTCAAATACGTGCAGGTAGCTAAAGCGTACCATGCCTGTGATTACTTTTGTCGTTGTAGATGGATTGTTTGCCATAATCTTGAATTTGTTACTGTTATTTTGTTAAATAGTTCCCGTCGTAAGAGGGGGAGATTTAGGTACGTTCAAAAATCATTTTGGTACGTTCAAAAAAGTTTTTGGTACGTTCTAATTTCTTTTTGGTCGGTACCTAAAATCGCCCCCCTTTGTGTAGGTTTAGTAGCACCCCTCGAACTCTTTTTCTTTCGTTGCCCACTCCTTCTTGTATATCCTCTTTCGGACACTTGCGTACCAGGCACGCACTCTCTCGGGGTCGTCGTAGGCGATATTTATATCTTTACTATTGGAAGGCACTGCAGGAGGTGCAAGACGCTTGTAGGGGTCGTCTTTGTAAGGCTTTTTCATGAGAAGTCCTCCACAGCTCCCGACACGGAGCCTATCTCGGGGCGTTTGTCCGACAAAGGGACAAGGGTCGGTTTGCCCGCAGGTTTTACAATATGCGCCCCGAGCAGTTCTCCGAACTGCTTCTTGCCAACTGCTTTCTCTAAGGCAGTTATCCCCAAGAGAGCGCGAGAGTAGATTTGCTCCTCCGTGTACCCCGCCTCCATTAGGATAGAGGCGCACGTTTCGGGGTTGATGATAGTGCGCACGCTTCGCCCCTCTACGAGCTTGAAGCCCTCAAAGTGCTTGCCGTTGTCTCGAGCCTCCGTAAGTGCATGCTCTTCGATGGAGGAAACCCAATTCTTGAGCGCCTCCGCACGACCTAAGATGTCGGCTATCTCTGCGTCGGAGAGGAGCGCGGGCGCACGGAACTCATACTTCGCCACCTCGAGCTGCGCATCGGCATACGCTCTACATCGGCACTTAGCACGGCAGAAGCGACAATGTTCACCACTAACGAAATCTCCCCCTCCTTGGAAAGCCAATTGCGCCTTGGGGATAACCACCTCTTTGGCAAACTTCTTTAGCTCCTCTACAGAACACTCCCAAGAGGAGTAATTGCCAATGCGGGGTTGGTAGATGGTCATACGCACCCTCTTAATATCGTATAGGATGCCGTGCGCCGAGAGCGCACCAAGGGCGTATATCATCATCTGCTTATTCTCCCGAGCATCTACCGCTACACCCTTGCCATACTTGAGGTCTATAACCTCGAGACGGTCGTCGGCAACAATCACCGCATCGCTCGTGCCGAAACCTTCGGGGATGTACTCCGTCAAGTCGAGGCGAGACTCTATAAAGAGCTGCGCATCGCGGGTCGCCCTCTGTGCAGCGGCAAAGGTTTCTAACACTACCGTGGCATACTCGCTTGTATGCTCTCTCATGTCTGCATTATAGTAGGGCGAGGCGACCAACTTCTCCAGCTCTGCGTTGAATAGGTCCTCGTCAATCTCCCCAATGGCGAGGCGTAGCTTCAATTCGGCAAGTGCGTGCGCTATTGTCCCCTCTTCGGCAGCACTGCTGGAGCTGTCGGGGAACTGCTCCTCGAGCCGTGCGCTGGGCGTACACTCCAGCCATCGAGATGCCCCCGAAGGACCTAAAAGAGCGTGCGCCGATGGGCTAAGGGTTATTTCTTGTACAGGGTTCATAGGGCGGACACTTGGCTAAATACTTCCTCAAACTTGTCAGGGGTGATAGAGGGTACAGAGGTGAAGCCGTACCCTTTGAGGATAGCGATTATCTCCTCTCGATGCCCCTCTTTGTTTTTCTGCATAATGATGCGCTTAACGTCATCTAACGTGAGCGTAGAGGCGGTAGCGTTGGCAGGTTCATGGATTGTAGGAGCTTCCGCAGGGGCAGGGGCAGGAGCAGGAGCAGTAGCGGCAGGCTCTTCGCTCTTAGGACTCTCGGGAGCAGGGGCAGACTTCTTAGATGTCGGCTTTGCAGGAGCTGTAACGGCAGGCGCGCCCAGCGTTTTCCCCGTGAGTGCCTCGGTTAGTTGGTTCAGTGCCTCCAATAGCTCGGGCGTTGCACTGATTTGCAATGTAATTACCATAGTCTTTTTAGTTATTATTGATTAGTATGCTCTCTTGTGGATGGCTACATGGGTCGTAGCCTTACTTTCTATTTCTTGATTGGTTAATACCTTTTTAGAGGTCATCCATCGCTCTACCTCCTCTTTGTTGAAGTAGAGCTTCTTCCCTTTCTTATAGTGCGGTATCTCGCGCCTTGAGGTGAGCTGGTAGAGGTGGGCAACGGTGAACCCCGTTAGCAGTGCCACCTCGTGAATGTCCAGCACCGACTTCACTCCAAGCAGTGTGAGTTGCTCTATTCGATCCAATCGATCATTCAGAGCTTTTACTTCTTGTACTTCCATAGCGTTTATATCTGAGGTACCCACTTTTTGTAGTACGCTATCTTGTAAAGAAGATAGCAGAGTACTAAATGCACGATAGCGTTTATCTTGTTCCAGATGAAGCGGTGAAAGAGCTCTTTCGTAAGCTCCTCGTTGGGGAGCGTGTCGCTTATGAGTACGATAAATGCCCCCGTACCCCACGCTACGAAAACCGCCCATAGCACCCACTTTTCTATACTTTGTATTCTCTTCATATTAGTTGTAATACTGTTTTCTGTTGTTTTTTACTCTATACCTTTGTGCTCACGCTTAAACTATTTTTTTGTTATGCAATACCCCCGACTGAAATCCGAAGAGCAAAAGTTCCTCCTTAATCTCGACCCTCTCTCTGAAAATGCTACCGATAAAACAGTACATGATAAATACGTAAGACTGTTTACTCTTGGGCTACTCTGTATTACGAAGCAAGCAGGTGTAGACACTGTTATATTTCGAGTAACCCTTAAAGGGCAGAGGTGCATAGCCCTGCTAAATGATAACTCCTTGAAAAAGCAAACTCAAAAGAGGATTTGGAGCAAAGCCATAAAGACATTCATCTCCATAATAGGATGTATTGCAGGATTGGTAGCAATTGCAGAGTTCATTATCAAGTTCCTGTAACAAGCCTCAAAACGAACAGAGCTATATGTATAAGCGATGCTATCAGGAGGGTACAAGTGGCAAGCACATCCCATATGCGGCTTTTCTTTACCTCGTCCTCTACTTTCCTTTGTAGTTCCTCTATCTGCCTTTCCATCCTCGCCGCCCTCTCGTCAAATCTTGATGCTTTTTCTATAATAAAGTCGTGCATTACTACGGTATCCACGTGCGCTCTTTTGCGGAGAATGTTTACAGCTGTTAGTATCGCTTCGTCCTCTTCGGAAAGGCGTCCTTTTGCGAGGGAGGCAATAGCTCCCTCTTTCTTATTTATCTGTTTCATATTCATTTCACCATTGATGCAGTGCACACTAAAGCATCTCCTACAATGAAGTCTTCAAACCAAATAGCTCCGCTCTCCGCCGCTATTTCGGTAGCCTTTTCATTGCGCTCTGCTCCTTTTGCGAATTTGCCCTCTTCGTTTATCACCATAAAGCGGTTGTGGTTAAGTGCGAGGGTCTCGATATATCCGCCTACATAGCCCTGTAGCTCTTGTAGTGAGAAGTCCGTCCCGTTCTCGGGGGTAACGTCCACAACCTCCCCAGATTGCTTGTATAGCTTCGCAGTTATTGTTACGATTGTTTTTAATTCTTTCATATTCCTTTCTCCTCCTTTTCACTTAAATACTTCTCAATGATTTCTTGGTTAGCAGGCTTTGGAGTTCTCTGCCCCTTTGCCCACGTCTTCACCGTCTCTATCGCCACGTTGCACAGTCCTGCCAGCTCGAACGCCACCTTGTCCTGCTCCCTCTTCCCGAGGTTTTCCCATTTCTTAATTAAACTTTGTGCCATTTTCTCTATATTTGCTTTGTATTGTTTTGCAGTTGCAAAGGTATGACGAAATTTCGTCATACGCAATACCTTTCGACGAAATTTCGCCAAATTTCTTTACAAAAGATTGAATTATATATGTATACATCTGTAAATGACAGGATTAGGGAAATAGCCAATAAGCTGTATAACGGCAATATAACCGCAATGGCCAAGGGTACATTCATAAGCAGAACCACGATTAATAGCATAATCGGAGAAAAAGAAGTATCTCCAGGCTACGAGATAATACGCAGGATTGCCGAAATGTCGTCACACAAAATAAATTTAGACTGGCTTATAACAGGAGAAGGTGAGATGTTAAAGAGCTCTTCGGAACCCGACAGCAATAGTATGAAGTACTATTATGAACTCTCCGCGACGGCAGGTAATGATATATGGATTAGTGATAACGAAATCAATCAGCCTTATAAGCGCATCAACTTCCCTAACTTTGAGGGATGCGTAGCATTTAACGTCACGGGGGAGAGTATGTACCCAACAGCAAAGGAGCGAGACATTGTAGCAATAGTACCCGAAGACGTACAAACAATAGTGAACGGAGAAATATACCTTGTAATAACAAGAGACGGACAGAGGATGATTAAGAGGTTGCGTACCTCAGGCATAGACGAGGAAGGGGGATAATTATTACCTGTATTTCAGACAACCCCGACAAAGACCTTTACGCTCCTTTCAATGTTTCTGGAAACGACATACACAAGATATTTCGCGTTAAAGGCTTTATCTCTTCTTCTCTTCTCGCTTAAAAAAACAATTAGAAATAAATAAACAGTATGGAAGCCTATGTTTTAGCCGCCATTATTGTGGCAATCGTACAAATCATCATCATTGTAAAATTCTTTCAGATCGCACAAGACCTACGTTTTTTTAGGGGCGAGTATGAAAAGCTAAAAAGAACACACCGCTTTGGAGAATACGTCAACACGAAAGGAGATAAGGCTTTCGCAGTAGGAGATCAAGTATACTCTCTGGAGTTAAAAAGGAAAGTAGACATCCAGTCTATCCGCGAGGACGGGAGCTATAGATGCACATACTTAACGAATGCGGGTATGTGTAGAAAGGATATACCAGGGGACCAACTTACAGACACCCCGCCAACAGAAGCAAAATAATAACCGCTCTGTACGCCATAGAAGATGCGATAAAAACAGAAAATACCAACGAAAGCAAAAAAGAATTATGAAATCTGATTTTGAGGAAATTGTGTACCTCGTTCTCTCCTTAGTATTTGGGATATTCGGAATTATACTCTTTTTCAAGGTATGGGGAATGACCAACAATGTAAAGAAGCTAACCGACCACTTCCTAAACCCTTCAAAAAGCGATAGTCGCACAGGAGAGCAAGATATACATTTTGAGGATACTACTGAAGAAGGGGACAAGAAGATAGAGGTTTACGACCCACGACTGGATGATATAAAGGCAGGCGACAAGGTAGTAAGAAAAAGAGACGGGAAAGTCCTCACAGTGGACTCTATCAAAGATGGTAGGTTTTTCTGCGACTCAGGGGCTATGGCTGGATACAAGTACTACAGCAAAAACGAAGTGATGATACAAGAATAG